ATATTTATCGCAGCTTTTGCAAATCTCCATGCGATCTGCTGCTACATCTGTCTCTACCCTGCCGATGTTCTTATTGAACAAGTCCCAGGGACGGGCTGGTCTTTCACTCATTTTGCTCTCCTATATTGTGGTCAAGAAGTTATCCGCGGTTGAGCCCTGGCTTCCTGAAGACGGGGCCTTAATTATACCTACAGAAGTTCCGGTAGTTGGACTGGTTGGGGTATTGTTTATAGTGCCTAGAAGAGTGCCGGTTACGCCTGTTCCCGCATAAGCTCTAGCAGTAATAACGTTACCAACGGTGGTTACATATACCGAACCTACGCTAGTAAAGCCGGTAGTGTTACTCGATATGGTAGTGGAAGCTGCTTCGCTAACTACGTTGGACACAGAGCTGGCCAAAACCAAAGCAGTAGTGTAGGTTGTTACGCTTCTAGTTGAGGTAAAGCATGAATAGTTAGTAACGTTTCTTGTGCTTGTAAAACAAGAGTAGTTTGTGGTATAGGCAGTATAACAACTGTAGTTAGTAGGCTGATTTACTTGCTGTGTGTAGCAATAATAGTATGTTCTATTTCTCGTAGAGGTATAGCAACCGTAGGTGGTCGGATTTGTGACTGTACGAGTCGATGTATAGCAACTATAGGTTGTAGGACTTGTAGTGGTACTGGTTGATGTATAGCAAGAATACGTTGTTGCCGTGGCAGGGTTATAGCAAGAATAGCTTGAAAGCTCTTGACCAGCGCTGCAGTAGTAACAGGCGGTATATGTATTGTTGCAAGGACCAGATACTCCAGCGCAGCAATCGAAACCATTTAATCTTTCTTGATAAGATTTTTGATAAGAAGACGCGGCTCCTGCGTAACTTCTAGCAGATCCTGGATTTGTTGTAACACCAGAACAGCAACTTCCAGATGGTGGATTATTACCATTGGTTACCAATCCTTGGTCGCAAGTAGTTACCGTACCGCCACCTGAAGAGCTAATTCCAGAACAGCAGCCTTTACCTGAGCAAGAAGAGTCTGTACCACAAGAGACTTGACTTTGATCGCAAACTGTAGATGTACCGCCGCCAGTAGCAAACACCCCAGAACAGCAGCCGCGTCCTGAACAAGAAGAGTCAGTTCCGCAGTTTGTTTGGCCCTGATCGCAATATGTTCCCACTGCGCTTCCTACTCCAGAACAGCAGTTACCTGCTGGAGTACTGCTAAAGGATTCTACATACCCTCCGGTACAAGCAGTTCCACCGCCGCTAGTTGTAACTCCAGAACAGCAGTTACCAGCAGGAGGGTTATTTTGATTTGTTACTTGACTCTGATTACAAGTCTGAGAAGAAGTTACGCCAGAACAGCAGCTTCCCGAAGGTGGATTAGAAGTGTTGGTTACCTGACTTTGATCACAGACAGTGGTTACGCTAGAGGTAACTCCAGAGCAGCAGTTGCCTGCAGGAGGATTAGAAGTATTAGTTACCTGACTTTGATCGCAGAATGTTTGTGTTGAGGATGTGTATCTAGGATAAACCGCCCACCAAGATCCCGAATCTGTTAACCAAAATACTGGGCCTACCCCGCCCGTTGTATCTGTCTGTACTTTTACATCAGTGTTGCCTAGATTAATAGATGCTATTGGGTATGTTGACGCAGCATCATCAGCGATAGCAGTATTTGATCCGCTTATTCGCCAATTGCCTCTAGTAGCATTCCAGACCTGTCCAGAATCAGAAGTTCCAAGACCAGTTACTGTTGAGATGCGATTAAATGCGTCTTGAATTTTTGATGCAAACCATTGTTTCCATTGTCCACCAACTTTAACGAATGCGGAGGTAGCAGTTTTCCACTGCCCACTTACCTTAACAGAAAGACCAGTAGCGGTCCTCCAGACACCGTTTACTTTGGATGAACCTGGCATTAGACGTACTGCACCCAGATATCCCCGTCATTTCCACCTGTTGGTGAATTTGTTGAGACGGTTATGTTACGAACGACGTTTGATGAAGTAGATGCTGTGGTTACCTGACCATTGACTACGTTTACTGCGCCAATAGCTGCAGGAGTAATACCTAAGCTAGCTGGGTTTAATTGTGGGCTACCAAAGGCTTCCCATTGAGAAGTAGTTGAATTCCAACGTTTTACTGCCATTAGTTAACTCCATACACTAGTGCTGTTCCCCCGGTAAATGTTCCGGTTGACAATGAAATGGTTAGTTTTGTCAAAGCTCCTGTTTGAGTAAACGCCTGTGTACTATCTAGGATAGTAACTGCGTTAGAAGAGTTTGTATAAACTCCCTTTAGGTAACCCCAAGTAAAGCTGGTGGTGTCTTGAGTATCTACGATGTCTATAGTCCAATGATTTGTGGCTACGCCAGACTTTACGTTAGCAATGCTAAATAGAGCGGTACCAGAGGTATAGTTTGTAGCGTCATCATTAAGGCGTACGTTTACTGTTGCATTTGCTGAAGGGTTAACTCCTCGGAATACAACATATACGTCCTTATACAAGGACAAAATTGATAGGTCTACAGAGGATCCGGTTAGGGATACCTGTGAAATTAAATTCTTACCTGCATTATTTAAAACATCTGAGTCAACCCAGATATCCCCATCGGTAGGGTTAGTGGGCTGATTAGCCCCAATGAATACTCTTTTGCCAGGATAGTCGTCGGTAAAAAGAATAGGTCCGACTGGCTGGCCGTTATTTTGAACGGCCATAGCTATGCTACCTCAGAACCAAAAGCTTGGAATGTAAGGTTTGCAGTAGAGGCTACTACGGTAATCGTATCTGAAGCAGATAGAGTTATTCCAAGAGTGAATGTGGTTGTGGTATTTGCTGGAATGGCTGCGTCATAAGCAAGATATTGCTTATTGTCAAGTGCTGCGTTATCCTCACGTACGGCTATACGGTACGTAGCTGCCGAGGTTCCACGATTACAAATAACCACTGTGGAGATTACCGCAGCGCTTCCTGCAACGGACGGAACCGCGTATAACTGGGTACCTCCGGCTACGTTAGCTGCTGGGGCAACCTGACCCAAGATCTTATAAGTCGTCGCCAAGAGATTGCTCCTTCGAATAGAAAACTAGATTCGTACTAAGACGGATATCGTTTGGGCTCAATTCTACGGCTTTGGTTCCGTATTGAATGGCTTTATCGGATAAACCTAGGTTGTGGGCCGCTATAGCCGCGTAATCCCAGGGGGCATATCCCCAAGCAAACTCCTCGCATAAATACTCCAAGGGTTTTTCTGTAATCTCAATTGCCTTTTCTGCAACATCTAAGCAGTCAAACCAGCGATTATTTTCGTAGTAGAGCTTGGCTAGCTCCACGTATGGCTCTCGTCTATCTGGGGCCTCATTTATTGCCTTCTTAAGCCAAGCTTCTTTATCTGTAAATTCTTGCATAATTTTTGATATGTACCTCATAGACGCTGCTCTTTCTGGTTTCCACACGGCTTTTGGTAGAGATAGGTGCCGTTCAAACTCCTCTTTAGCTTCATCTAATTGACCATAGAAAAATAGTTCTCTCACATAGTAAAAAGCATTTCTATCGTCTGTTGGATCTTCTTTTACTGACTGAGCCAGTAGCGGCATGTATTGAGATCTGGGTTTAGAGTTATCTGCATGATGATGGATCTCTAGATTATGGATCCAGGTCTGCACCTCATCTATTCGATCTTTTGATAAGACCTCATGTACCGGATGCCTCCATCGATATCCGTGTCTAGAATGGATTTTGTCTCCCCCATATTGAAGTCCCGGACTTCCGTCCTCATTCCAATTCCAGGTATATTTATATCTAGGACGAGTTGTATCTTTTGAAACTCTTTCAAGATGTTTACGCCATCCAGGTACTAAAACCTCATCCATATCCAAGGCTATGCAAAAATCCACGTCGGCTGGCAATAATGAGAGACTTGCGTTTCGAGCATCGTCAAATCTCCAGGGCTTTATGGATATAGAAACTACATTAATTCCTAAACTTCTGGCTTCTTCTATAGTTCCATCAGTGGATCCAGTATCTGCAATTAATAAATAGTCAGCTTCTTTTGCAGACTCGTACCAGGTTCTTACAAATTGTTTTTCGTTTAGTGCTATCGTATAAACGGCTATCTTCATGCCATTGTGCTCCAATTATTCTTCAGGGTATACTAGGTCGTAACCTACTACTACTCCTTCTTCTGTTTTGATTTCAAACTTTTCTGCCCCAGTTTCTGGGTCTATTCCTAAGCTAGTGCGTATCATGAGAACCTTCCCCAAATGCTGAGTGTGCTTGAAGACATGCTAGAGATTGACGCCGGCAAGTCTGATTGAGCGGCCACTGCTCCAGTAATTCTTGGTGGCAGTGTAGAAAGTGTCGCTGGAACTGAGCTCCAGGCAAGCTGAAGAGTTCCGGGCGTTGAGGCCACTACTATAACGCCAAGGGCATATCTAGTGCCAGCTGTTAAAGTATATGTAGCTGGATAGCCGCCAGTAGTATCTAAAGATCTTGTATAAAGGGTATTTGTAACGCTAAATACTGTTGAGTCGCTAGCGGTTCTTGCTACTAATGTAGCTGTGTTTCCAGACACAGTATAAAGACCAAATCTAACTAAGGATATACCGGTAGTTGCAATACTTGAAGATGCCGCACTAATTGAGGAGATTGGCGTGTCCCAAGTAGGAGTAAACATAGTTAGGTATACAGTTCCTGTGCTTGGAGTTCCCGTAAAGTTACCTATGCGTGGGTAGACATCAACTACGGTGTTAGATTGATTTGCAGCTCCAGCAGTACTTCCAAAAAGAGTAGATGAATTTAAACCAATTGTTTTTGTTGGCGCATCATACGTAACTGGAGATAGTGCAGAAACAACTCCGTCTGGTCCAGTTGGTCCGGTTGGGCCTGTTGGTCCTGTAGGACCTGTAGGACCGGTGACAGTAGACGCTGCTCCAGTTGGACCCGTTGGTCCAGTATCTCCTGTGGCTCCAGTTGGTCCTGTAGGACCAGTTGGACCAGTTACTCCTTGTGCTCCAGTTGGGCCTGTAACGGTAGATGCCGCACCAGTAGGGCCTGTAGGACCAGTAACACCTTGTGGACCGGTTGGTCCGGTGGCACCAACAATTTGTCCTGCGCTATACCACTGTGTTCCATCCCAAACATAAATATCGCCATCAGCATCTACAATCCAAGCGTCATTTAATGTATTGCCACTTGAAGGTAGATCACCTGTAGTTGCTTTAGATCCTTTAAGAGTAATTGGTACACCTTGCGGACCTTGTGGACCGGTAGGCCCTGTTGGTCCTGTAACAGTTGAAGCAGCTCCAGTAGGGCCAGTAACTCCCTGTGCACCCGTTGGGCCAGTAGGTCCTGTAGGTCCAGTAACTTGAGATGCAGCTCCAGTTGGTCCTGTTATTCCTTGTGCACCTGTGGGACCAGTTGGGCCTGTAGGACCTACAGCTCCTTGTGGACCTGTTGCTCCTTGAGGAATACCAAAATTTAAAATTGCTGCGGTAGCTGTTCCGCTATTTGCAACGGAAGCATTTACTCCGGGATTTAAAGTTGTAGTAGTACCGATTGTAACTGTAGGAGTTGATCCTGTTGGTCCGGTAACACCAGATGAATAAACTAATGAGTTCCAAGGAGTCAGACCGTTACCGACTTTAAAACGTCCGGTATCTGTTTCAAACCCAGCTTCACCTTGAGAAAGAATTGGGTTAGATAAAAACCATTCGTTAGCGGTTCCACGTCTAAACTGAATCTTTACTGCCATTTAAACTCCTAGCACATTTCCGCCGTTGAGAGTAATACCGCCACCGTATACAGAGTTTGGAGCTCCTCCATCTACGTTGTCATTTTCTGGTCCTGTTGGTCCCGTAGGTCCTGTAGGTCCAGGAGTTGTAGATTGTGGTCCAGTAGGCCCTGTAGGACCGGTCACTCCAGGCCCTGTGGGGCCCGTAGGACCAGTTATACCAGGACCGGTGGGTCCTGTCGGTCCAATAGGTCCAGTTGGTCCTAAATCTCCTTGTACGCCTTCAGAAATTAATAAACGCCATACAGATCCATTCCAATACCAAGTCGTCTCACCAACAGTGAACTGTTGATCGAGCGTGGGGGTATTAGGAAAGTCTATTGGCATAGTAAGCCAGTATAACGACTATATTTAACCCTCTTGTTCTAAATCTTCAAAGGCTTTACTAACTTCTGCCTGCCTTATATAGGATCCAAGGTCAGTTTTGTGGGGCACAGTCACATGTTCCCAAAAAGAGACATTTGGATTGATTTCTATGGGTATTTCTGCTTTTTCCACAGCCAAACAAAAGTTTACATCCTGACTAATTTGCCCAGAAGCATCAGCCGTTGAATAAAAATACATAGGTATCTGCTCTATAACGTCTTCTTTTACTTTATTTATTTTTATTATAAAGTTGTCTATTCTAGAAAAAACTTCTTTTTCTATCTTAAGAAAATCCAAATCTAAAAGCTTTGCAGAAATAGGGTTATCTTCTTTTATCCCATTTAAAACAACTTTAAATACATGGTTAGGAGAATAAAAATCTTTTGCTACAGAACCTTCAATTAAAGAATCATTATTGACAATTGATACTAAGTCAGATGCAATCCATTGAATACTAGGTTTTATAAAAATAAGGGTATCAAATTCGTTGTTAATAACAATATCTGCAGCTTGGTTTCTATAAGAAGATTCATCAGGAGACCAAAAAAATTCAAAATTAATATTATTCTTACTTCCTTCCGCAAAGGTTTCAGCTAAAGATTT